TTTCCCGCGCCCGCGACTTGCACGCGTCGATCCTTTCCACGCTCGAGCTGAAAATGTATCGCCGCCAATGGAACGGCGAAGAAATGGAAGAAATCTATTTAGAGCCACGCAGCTGGCTTTCCCAGCTTGACCCTGAAATGCCGAACAGCTACCTGTGGTCATGGATTCTGGACGATCTTCTATTTTTCGGACGCGCTTTTCTCTACATTACGGCCCGCACCACTGACGGCTACATGGCCCAGGCAACGCGCTTGCCGGCCGGATCAGTGACAACCGAAGACATGGCCGGCCCCGTATGGTTCGGCAAATCCAAGGAAATCTATTTCCAGGGCGGCGAACTGGACTACCAAAACGTGGTGCAGCTTGTCAGCCCGTTGCAGGGGATCATTTATAGCGCGTTCACCCCGTTGGAAACGGCGCTGCAGATCGAAGCGGCGCGCAGCCGCAACGCGTCAAGTGCTATCCCTGCCGGCGTTTTGAAGCAGACAGGCGGCGAACCTTTGAGCGCGGCCGAGCTGCAAGACCTTGCCGCCGCGTTCAATGCGGCTCGAGCAACGAACCAGACCGCTGCGCTAAACGAGTTTTTGACTTACGAACCGTCTAACGCCACGCCTGACAAAATGCTACTGATCGAATCTTCGAACTATTCGGCGCTTGAAATGGCCCGCGTGTGCAACGTGCCGCCCTACCTTGTGGGCGTGTCCACCGGATCGTACAGCTACCAGTCAAGCGAACAATCCCGCCGCGACCTGTGGCTGTTCGGCACTTCCGTGTACGCCCAATGTATTGAAGACGCGTTAAGCCAACAACTGCCCCGCGGAACCTATGTAGAGTTTGACGCAGAAAAATATTACCTCGAGTCGGAACTTCCCGAAACAGGCCGACAACCACAAGAAAACACACAGGAAGATTTGGCATGATCCGACTTGTAGCAGATTCCATTCAGGTAAACGCCCAGGCCGGCGAAGACGGCGAACCAGGGCGCACCATTACGGCTGTGGCCGTCCCATATGACACTTGGGCGACGGTGAGCGACGGCACCCAGGTTCGTTTCATGCAGGACAGTCTGCCGGTGGACGGCAAAGCGCCCCGCGTTTTCATGTACCACGACAGCACTAAGCCTGTCGGCATTGTGGCCGAGCGTGTCCAGGTTGAGGGCGCGATGATGGCCGAAATGCGGATCAGCAAAACCGCCCTGGGCGACGAGGCCCTGACGTTGGCAGCTGACGGCGTTTTCGACGTATCCGTGGGCGTAAACCCGATTCGTTTCGAGGAAGACGAGAAAGGCCGTATCACGGTGCTTGAGGCCGAATGGCTCGAGCTGTCACTTGTCCCCATTCCGGCATTTGCTGGTGCTACTATCACCGAAGTAAAGGCCAGCCAGCCCGACGCATCGACCGACAACCCAGAAACCCCGCAAGAGGAGAAACCACCCATGGAAGATACCGCCGCCGCCGTCGATGCCGAAATGGTTCCGACTGCCCCTATCCACGCGCAGGCTAAGCGCAAGTTTGACATTCCGAGCGCCGCCGAATACTTGGCCGCGTTCCACACAGGCGGCGACGTATGGCACCGCGTTAATGAAGCGTTCGTCGAGGCCAGCAAATCCAAGCAGTCTGCTTTGCAGGCCGCTGCCGGCGACGTTGCCACCACCAACACCCCTGGTTTGTTGAATCAGATCGTGCTCGGGCCTGTCTTCCAAGATCTGAACTTCATCAGGCCGGTGGTCAATGCCGTTGGCGCTCGCGCGATGCCTGGCACCCCGTCAAAGACGTTCACCCGTCCGACGATCACCACGCACACAAGCGCAGCTGTGCAGTCTGCCGAGTTTGATCCGGTGAGCGCCACCACCATGGTTATTGCCGCCAACACGGTACAAAAGCAGACAGTTGCCGGCCAAGTCACCTTGAGCGCCCAGGACATCGATTTCACAGACCCCGCCGCTTTGCAGATCGTCCTCAACGATCTTGCCGGCGAATACCTGATTGCCACCGACAACATCGCGGCTGACGCAATCACCACCGGCGGCGCAGTCTCCGGTGTCACCTGGACAGTGGATCAGGACAACCCCGAAAGCCTGATGACCGCCCTGTACGGTGCGGCTGTCAATATCTTGTCGGCAACGAACTTTGCCCCTGACCACATTTTCGTTAGCCCCAACGTGTGGGAACTGTTGGGCCGCCAGCTTGACGTGGACAAGCGCCCACTGTTCCCGTACGCCGGCGCTGCTGGCCTCATGGGCGTAAACGCTGCAGGCGCAGCAACCGGCATGACCTACGCCAGCCTCAACCCGTTCGGGTTGCGCCTGGTGGCTGACAACAACTTTGCCGCCAACACCATGGTGGTGGCCCGTGGCCAGGCAATCGAGTTCTACGAGCAGGTGCGCGGCATCATGTCCGTCGAATCGCCCTCGACGCTCGGCCGCGTGTTCTCCTACTACGGCTACGTTGCAACCTTCATCGCGGACAACACCCAGGTGCAGAAAATCGCACTGGCCTAGTCCAGAAAGCAGGTAAACGCCGTGAGCGTTTACAGCATCACCTACCAGCAACGCACCGATGACTACGGCGTGGTTACGCTGCTCACCAACGCCCCACTAAACGTGGGTGACAGCGTAACCATCGCCGGCCTAAACCACGGCCTAAACGGCACCTACCAGGTGTACGCACTGCCACAGCATTTGGTTACCGGCGTGGACGAATACGGCCAGCTGATCCAAAACCTGGCTGTGGACATTCCTAACCAGGTGGCGTTTTACGATTCAGGCACAGACGTAGCCCGCGAACCAGTCAGCCCATACGGCACCCTGACCACCGGCGTTTGTACCTGGATCACCGCCGGCGATATCGAAGACTGGTTAGGTATCCCTGTCGCCACCGTCGCAGACCAAACCTTCCTGACACAGTGCGCCGCGGCCGCTAACGCGTTCTGCTACCGCCGCCGCCAAGAGGCCGGCTACGTCGATTCATACACCACGGTGCCTAACCTGTCCGTTGATTTGGGGACAATCCAGTACGGCGGCATGCTGTACCGCCAGCGGGGCAGTATCGACAGTTTCGCCAGCTTTGAACAGCAGGGCGCTGCAGCCGTCACAGGGCTGTCAGGCGTGATTAAACAACTGTTGGGTATCGACAGGCCACAGGTCGCCTAAATGGCCGTAGCGGCGTTCACAGACCTGTTTAACGAGGGCCTGGACAGTATCGCGGCCAAACTCGCCACCATTTCGGGCATGCAGGTGGTCACCGACCCGCGGAACCTACGCCCGCCGTGTGTGTTCGTGGACGCGCCCAGCTTTGAAGCGTTCAATACCAACGTGGCCAAAATGACGTTTCCAGTACGCTGTATCGGCCTAGGCCCCAACAACCTGGACGCACAGCGCACCGTGCTGAACCTGGCGGCCCGCGTCATGACTAGCGGCATAGGCGTGACTGACGGCAGGCCCACCGTCGCCCTCATTGGTGGTGTCGAGCTGCCGGCGTATGATCTGAATATCAACCTACAAGTCCAGGCAGGTTAAACCCATGTACGAAATCGTCAGCCCTCGAGTCGGCACCCCAGGCGCACCGTTCGAGCCGCGCCCAGGCACCAACGTGGCCGCCCTGCTCGCAGGCGGCTTTATTAAAGAGTCCCCACGTAAACCCTCAAAATCTGCTAAGAAAGCAGACGAAGATTCAGAAACGGAGAGCTAAAAAATGGCCACTGAAACCTACCTCGCCCAGCCGAAAGTCACGATTAACAGCGTCGATTTGCAGGATCAGGCCACGGCCGCGCAGCTGCTGGTTCGCTACGAGGCCCAAGAGTCCTCGAGCTTTGCCAGCCCTAACCGCTTCTACGTTTCGGGCATGGGCAATCATGAGCTGACCGTAACCCTTTACATGAGCTACGCCGCCAGCGAAACCTACGCCACGCTCAAGAGCCTGGTCGGCACACAGACCACCGTTCGCGTGCAGCCAACCAGCGCCGTGGACAGTGCCACAAACCCAGGTTTCGTACTGACAAACTGCTACCTCGAGGAACTGCCGGTGCTGAACGCACAGCTTGGCACTTTGTCCACCATCGACATTGTTTTCCGTGGCGGCACCTACACCGAGGACACCACAAACCCGTAATGGCCTAGCGGCCCGACACGAAAGGAAACATTATGAAGCTGCGCTACCGCGTCACGCGTACCGGCATGGAACCCTACGAGGTGAACACCAACCTATTCGTAGTGGTTGCATGGGAACGCAAGTTTAAAACAAAGATCAGCGCCATGCGCGACGGCTTTGGTTATGAAGACATGGCCTACCAGGCGTATGAAGCCAGCAAACTGGCCAACGTGGTAGTCCCCGTCACGTTCGACGATTTTATCCGTCAGCTCGAAGACCTCGAGGTAGTGGATCAGGAACAAGAAAACCCTACCCACGCGGAACAATCCGCAGAACACTCGCAGAGCTTCTAGTAATCACCGGCTGGTGGCCGCCCCACATAGACTTTGAAACAGAAGACCTGCGCACTGTCGCAGACATTCTGGAAAGGCAACACCGTGAGCGCAGCCGCCAGCGTTGAAATCTACGGCATA